AATGGTTTTACACCTTCTTGATACATTCCATTAGGTCTTAAGTATGACAGTTGTGGATTTTGTGTTGTAGGTTGTGTTGTAGGTTGTGTTGGATTTTGTGTTGGATTTTGTCTAGGTTGTGTAGGTTGTGTAGGTTGTGTAGGTTGTGTATTTTGTCTAGGTTGTGTAGGTTGTGTAGGTTGTGTAGGTTGTGTAGGTTGTGTATTTTGTCTAGGTTGTGTAGGTTGTGTAGGTTGTGTAGGTTGTGTTATATTTTTTGGTGCATCTTCATCTTCTTCAAATATTGGATTAATTATTGTGGGTGACTGTGGATTTTGATTTTGTGTTAGATTTAGTTTTTTTGATAAAACACGTGGTAATCCAAGGCTACGTAATAAAGGAAGCTTTTGTGTATGTCTTATATTAAATGGTCTAACTGAAGGACCATCAGGTGGTAGTCCTCCTTTTTTGTTTTTAAAAGTTTTATTATTTCTTTTATATTTTTTTTTAGATTTGATACCAATATTTTTTTTTGTTTGTTTAGATTTCATCTAAAATTTAATTTTTTATGAAAACTGTTATTTTAATTTAAAAAAAGAAATTAAAATTTTAAAAGTAAATTATTAGGTAATCTACTTTCATTAAAATGATTACTAAATTGAACATTATTATATTTTTCCTGAAAACTATTATTTATAGTTTTTTTTTGAGGAATATTATAAATGTCATTATTAGAACCATTTCCTAAATTATACGCATTTGATGGATTAGCATACCCATTTGAGGGATTAGCATACCCATTTGATGGACTACCACCACCATCTTTTTTAATTTTATTCTTATTTAATAAAGAAAATTTATTATTTTTTTTGTTTTTTTTAGATTTAAAACTTTTTTTAAATTTTTTTTTAGATTTTATTTTAAAACTTTTTTTAGATTTCATTTTAAAATTTATAATTTTTATTAAAATTTTGAATAGTTTAAATTGTAAAAAGAAAAATAAAAAAAAATAAATTTTAAAATATTTATTAAATATTTTTTTTTTGAATATTAATTTGTGGAACATTTTTTGTTTTTTGAAATAAACTTGGGTCAAAATCTTCATTTTCTTCATCTTCTTCTCCTGGTTCATTCATTTCTTGACTAAGTTCCCAGTATTCATTAGGGCAAATTCTAAAATTAGATTCATAAATTGCGGGGTCAGCTTTATACCAAGCAATTTGGTCTTCTATTTATTACTTCTAACGGTATTATCAATAACTAGACATTCAAAATCTTGGGTACAAGAGTCATAAACTTGGTTAAAGGATTCAAAAGTAGGAAAAACGTTTCCATAGTTAGCGTATAATTTCTTACGATTATCAATCCCTGGTAAGTAAAACATAAAAACATAATCTAACTGTTGTCTAAGAGCAGGTAATAAATTAGTTGCAGTTTGAGCTGTGTAAATAAAAGTAATATCAATATGACGACCGTTCATAAAAATCTCACGAATTTGTTTCCAATAACTCCAAGAATTATCATAAAGACAATCATCCAAAATTAACATTGCTTGTGAATCTATATTTGAATGTCCATATTTCTTTTCTTCCATAATTTTACGGGCTTTAACTTTCTTTTGTCTTTTAATAGCATTATCAACAATTTCAAGCTTCAAATCATTGTAAATGAAAATTGGTGGAATAATATCTCCAAAAAATCTATTAAATTCCTCAGTTGGACTAATAACTGTACAAACTGGAATATGTCTTCGGTAATATAATAATTCTTTTAAACACGTACTCTTACCTGATTTACGCTTTCCAATAAAAGCAATCACTGACCTATCGGATACTTTTGTCATATCAAACTTTTTAATTTGTAAATTTTTTCCCATATCTTTATATTTTATATATTAATAATATCTTAATAATATCTTAATAATATTCTTTATAGTATTTACTATATTAATAATATTTAAATTAATTAAAATAAAACACACTTTTTACCATAAAAATGCTTTCAGCATTTTTACTGAAAAAGTGTTATCAAAAATGCACTATTTCTCGTAAAACATTTTTTGCCAATGCTTTTTTAGAAATAGTGCATTTTTGATAACACTTTTTCAGTTAAAAGCCCAAGTGGGCTTTTAACGCTAAAAAGTGTTTAATAGCCTTTAAAAGATGCTTGATTTAATCTAGTATGATTATTAGCGACACATTGGTCTCCATTACCTTCTTTACAGGTTGGTGGTCCTCCATAAAGCCATTGAGCAAATTTACCTTGTTCATTCGCAAATGTAGTTGATGGAACTGTATAATACTGTCTTTCTGAGTGATTACGATTAAAAACATCATTAACATCTTTAAAAAGGTTATTACTAAAATTAGTTTCTACTTCTTCTTTTAGTTCATCATTATCTAGAGTTGAACAAGCAGGTCCTCTAGCCCTATCATCAGCTGGTAAAGGGTTCATAAAAGGATTATGAACTGTAGTTGAAACACATTTAAACTTTTCTTTTTTATTATTGTTATATCGGTCAAATAATGGGTTTTCATTAATTGGATCTAATGGTCTTGGTAAATTTCTGTATGTTTCTCTAGTATCTTTTTCTTGAAACATATAAATTAAATAAGTTATTATTAGAACAACTATTGGGATATAAATATATAAATAATTATTTTGAATTAACATTAAAATTATACCTAGATATATTGAACCTCTTACAATTGCATTTATTCTTTCACTAAAGGACATATCTAGAGTAGGTACAAAATATATTAATCTATCACTGCGGATTAATTCAGTATAATTATCAATCCAAATTTGGTCTCCTTTTATATCATTGTTTTCCATTTTATTTTATTATAATAGTATATTATATTTTAAAAAAATTAAAACTAAAAGTAAAGTAAAATTAAAAATAAAACTAAAATAAAACTAAAATAAAACTAAAATAAAACTAAAATAAAACTAAAATAAAACTAAAATAAAACTAAAATAAAACTAAAATAAAACTAAAATTAAAATTAAAAAGTAATATTTAATTTAGTGAATCCATTAATTGGTTCAATTGGATTTGCCGGAGGATAATAATAATCAATAACATTTTCCATACAGCTTTCAAATAGTTCTTCATCTAGAGCATCATTAAATTTTGTGGTTGCAAAAGATATATTAGTCATTTGAACTTCCATAATTTTACATTGTAAATCTTTAGTTATTATAATATCAACTCCTAAGACTTCATAACAATATTTAGATTCTTTATAACATCCTACATCTAGAGAACCAATTATATATTTTCCAATGAGATTTATTTGGTCCATTAAATTAGCAATTTGATTTTCTGTTAAAACATTTTCAAAAGCATTTGGAAAAAATAATCTTCTTGATGTTGAACGAAAATGTGAATCGTGTATATCAATATTTTTAAAATCATCTTTAATATAATCTTCTTTTGCGTGTGCTAAGAGAATTTTCTTAAACAATGAACCTTCAATAGTTTTATTATTTCTTTTATGATATAAAAATACTGGGCGTATATGAAATTTTTTATTTTCAAATAATAAAGGGTCTAAAATATACTCTTCTATAACATACTCTTTTGATAAAAAGATAGCTTTAATAACAATTTTATTAATTTCACCAACTAGTTTATATTTTTCCTTATAATATTCATAATCTAAATCATTTAAGTCTCTAGGTTCTAAATTATCTTCAACAAATTTAATAAAATCATCGTAATTATCAAATATTTGTATACCCATTCCTAGTAATCCTTTAATGGGTTTTAAAATCCAAACTTTTTTCTTTTCAAATAATTCTTTTCCTAGTTTTTTTATACTTTCAAAATTACTAGGTATAATATTTATACTATAATCTTGAATTAAACATTTAGCAAAATTTTCATTTGGATGTTTTTTTAATGTCTCTTTTAATGTCTCATTTAAATTTTGTTTTTTACTTATCATCTTCTTTTCTTCACCAATAATATTTTTAATACCAACCTTTAAATCAAAATAATCTTTATTTCCGTGAGTTGTTGTAAAATCAGTATATATAAAATCAGGAAATGAATTTTTATGAGTTTTATGAAAAGGTTTCCAATTACCTCTTTTTTCCATTATTTTTTTAATTAAATTCTCATTTAATACCTTTGATTTTACAATGTATGTATGATAATCTTTTTTTATGTTTCTATAAGTTTTTGGATATGTTTTTTTATAAGTTTTCTTATAGGTTTTTTTATAAGTTTTCTTAAAAGGATTTTTACGAGTTTTTTTAAATTTTTTAAAATAATTTTTATTTTTTTTAGTATATTTCATTTTATTAAATATTAAAGATAAAAAAAAATATGATTTTTAATAAATGTAAAATATTATTAATAATATAAATTAATAGCTACGGCTTCTTTGTTGCTTGCTCTGTGGCTGACCAGGGAGCTCTTCAATATCATCTCCACAGCGCTTGCGTCCATTTTCTTGTTGAACATAAACTACAGCAACTTCACTGTACTCTTCACCACCACGAGTACTTTGTCGACGCTTGAATACAACACGTAATGGCGCCTCATCAGCGTGGCGCTTGCGGTTGTTCTTTTGGCTTTCAAGAGCCTTGGCTTGTTCTTGTGCTAGAAAGTGAGCCTGTGCTTGTTGTAGTGCGCGTGCTTGTGCTTGCTCTTGCGCGTGTACATATGTGCGAGCTTGTGAAACAAGCTCTTGTATTTGTTCAAGAACACGAGCTAGTAATCGCTCATTTAATAAGTTGACACGCATAGATTGTTCTTCTTGCTCTTTCTTTAGCAAGTAAGCAGCACGAATGCGTTGAAGCTCCGCAATACGTGCTTGAACACGTGGGTTCTCCAAGAATTTACGGTAAAACGGGTTAGTGGTTGAACTCATCGTGTTTTTTAATAATTAAATTAATATATAAAAAAAATTCAATTTTTATAATAATAGTAATGTAAAATGTCAATTAAAAAAGAAAGAAAATTAAAGAAAAATATAAATGAAAAAGAAAAATAATGAAAAAGAAAAATGAAATTAAATAGCCATTTCAGCTTTTAGGGATGAGTGTGATTTATAGCCAATTAATTCTAGTTCTTTAAAATCAAATTGTGTAATATCAGTTTTTTTCTGGTTATTTTTAAGGTTTATTTTAAGAATTGGAAAAGGATACGGTTCTCTAAGAAGATTTTGACAAACTTGTTTAAGGTGTGTTTTATAGATATGAGCATCACTAACCATCACTGTTAATGTTCCAGGTGTTAAATCAATTCCTTCTAGATGACATAACATATAAGTAAGTAAAGA